AGCTGTTTGGGGGCGTGACCGACAAGGTGAAAGAAGGCCTGGGTGCGCTCCAGAACAAATTCGAGGACGTGAAAACCAAGTTCATGGAGATGACGGGCCTCAGCGGGGAACAAACGGCTGCGCTGGACGAAGGCACCACGGCGCTCCAAAACTATTCGCAAGAGGTGCAGATTGTGGGTGACGCCACTGACATCACCACCGACGCCCAGCGGGAGATGGTGCTGGCGCAAGTCGCCCAGGAAGAGGCCACAAGAGCCGCCACCATTGCGGCAGAAGAACAGGCGGCAGCAGAAGCGGCCCGTGTTGATGCCATGAATGCGGCGCAGTCTGCGCTTGCTGGGTTGAACATTGAGACAGAACTGCAAGAGCGCCTCGCAAACTCGCTGGCGAAGGCCACATTGCCCACGCTGAGCGAACAGTTCAACATCATCTTTGACGGCCTGGTGGCGCAGGGCATCGCGGCCAAGGAAGCGGCGGGTCTGGTCGCGCAGCTACGGGCCGAGCATGAAGACCTGCGGGACACCATCAGTTACAGCACCATCGCCACTGATCAGTATTCCGTGGTGGTCGAAGACCTTGACAGTGAAATCAACCAGGTGAAAAGAACAGTAGAAAAAACCGACCGATCCGTGAGGCGATATGCGGGTGGATTATCCGAAGCCGAGAAAGCCACACGCCGCCTGAATGCGGTAACAGGGGACGTGCAATCAGCGCTGGAATCCATCGGGCTGGAAGCTGATGTGCTGGAGAAGGCCTACCAGGAATTAGCGGATATCGGCATCAAGCAAGCCGCTGAAGGCTTTGAGTTGCTGGAAGAAAAGATTCGCGCCTGGGGTGAAGAATCCGGCAAGAGTGTGGATGGGTTTATTGCCAAGCTTGGTGACTTGAAGACGGCGAATGATGAAGTGATCGCCAGCCAGGAGCGGCAAGCTGAAGCCACCAAGGTCGCGGCCCAGGCCCAGCGGGATGCCGAACGTGCCACCGAAGTGGCCACACGAGAAACACACAAAGCAGCAACAGCCGTGGCCAAGGCTGCCGATCAGCCATTACCGCGCCCGCCCGTCAGTGTGTCGGATGCCCAAACGATAGCCGCCAAGCGGTCAGCCAGGCAGCAGACATTCGGGCTGTCGGAAAGTACGGCTGAAGCCGAACTCGCCAAGGCCATGACCCAGATTCGTTCCATGAGCGCAGCCCAGCGGATGCAATTTGCTGAAGGCACGTTGGGCGGCGTGAGCTTCGGGCAGGGCTTTGACTTTGGCTTCCAGCGTGGCGGCGCATTTACCGTACCTGGATCTGGTGGCCCTGATTCGCAGGCGGTGTCGTTTATGGCAAGCCCAGGCGAGCGGGTCAGCGTGACACGTCCCGGCCAGGGTGGGGCCGTTCTGCAAACCATCATCGTGCAGGGCAGCGTGATCAGTGAGCGTGAATTGCGAACGCTGACGATCAACGCCATGCGGAACGCGACCCGGTTGAACCAATCGGTCTTGAACGTGAACTCGGTGGTGGCCTGATGGCAACGATGGGCATCACGTACGCCGTGGAAGTGGCCTGGGGGTCAAGCCTCGAAGGGTTATTTCGTATCGACGTGTCCACGATAGGCGGCACCGACGTGATCAGTGGGTGGCCCGCTGATGCTGGCTTTGAAGACGTCACCGACGATTGCACGGGGTTTGCCACGACCCGAGGACGAAGCGACGATCTTGGGCAGTTATTAACCGGCACTTGCACCATTACGCTGCGGGATCAGGCCGGCAAGTTCAACCCGGTCAATACTGCCAGTTCCCTATATCCCAACGTCAAGCCCATGCGAGCGGTCAGGATCAAGGCGACGTATGACGGCAGCACGTATGGCATTTTCTACGGCTTCATTCAGAGCATTGCCTCGCAGCCATCTCCAGACACCGCCCAGACCGTGCTGCAATGTGCCGACCTGTTCTCGTGGTTATCCTTGCGGTCGCCAACGATTAGCGCCCTGGGCAGCACGAACACGGGGGCCGCGATCAAGGCCGTGCTGGACGAGATCAGTTGGCCCGGAAGCTTGCGGGATCTCGATACCGGCGACACGATTGATGACTTCTCGGCTGATGGCAGCTCGACAAGCCTTGAATTGATCAGAGGCTTGCTGGAAGCCGAGATGGGCGTGTTCTACATCGACGGCAGTGGGATTGCCACCTTTGACAATCGCAATGCCAGGTATGCCAGCACCACGAGCAGCAGCACGCTCACGGGCGCGGCCAATACGTTGATGCAGTGGCACAGCGACAACGATGCCGCCACCATCTTTAATGCGGCCACGTTTCAACGAACAGGCGGCACGGCCCAGACAGCCACCGACACGGATTCCATCGACGATTTCGGGCGGCGAGATATGGCAGCGGTCACGAGTTCGTACGTCGCGACTGATGCTGAGGCGTTATCACGCGCACAGTTACGGGTGGCCCAGTTCAAAGACCCCAAGACCCCGGCCCGAGCGCAATGGGTCTCAGCCGCCTCAACCACGGCGGCAATGCTGGCCCGTGAGATAGGTGACCGCGTGACCATTACCGAGACGTTCGGCAATACGGACGCGAAGCAATACTTCATCGAAGCCATTGATCACAGCAATGATGTCTGGGACATCGGGCCACGGCATCTGACGGGGTGGCTGTTGAGTGAGGTGCCGACGGTAGGGCCGTTTATCATTGATGTCACGGGCATCGGCGAAGGATATATAGGAGCATAAACAATGACAGTTACGTCAAGTAGGAGAATTCGCAATGGCCGTATCTGAGAGCTGGACAGATCCTGATTCCCTGGATAGGGCCACGGGCGAAGTCCTCACCGAAACGATTTACGATGGCCTGGTAAGCAACCTTGCCTATCTTGGTGGGCAAACGGCTACAGGCGTCGTGGCCCCGCAACGTCAGGGCCTGGTGGTAGATAACTCAACAGGCGGGAGCTTGGCCGCAGGAACGCTGGTCTACATCAGCGGATACGATGCTGGCAACGGCGCCCCACAAATCACGAAATCGGACGCGGACAGCCGACAGGCCGAATACATCCTGAGCGCGGCTATAGCTGACGGTGCCGCCGGCGTGGTGTATCGGGGCTATACGCTGGGTTCACTGGATACGTCCGGCTCCAGTGTGGGTGACCCGATTTACCTCAGCGCGACGGCTGGGAGTTGGACGGCCACCGCCTTAACCGGAGCCGCCCAGATATCTCAGAAGGTCGGCGTGGTTGTCACCAGTCATGCCAGCACGGGGAGCATCCAGTTCCTATTGCCAGGCGAGACCCTAAAATGGGGATCGGGAAACCTTCAGTCGAAATCTGTAGCCGTCGCTGCACTGGCTGATGGGACTGACGGCGAGTTAATCACATGGTCTGCCAGCGCCGTAGCCGCTACCGTCGCCGTGGGGACTGCAACCCACGTTCTCACCAGTAACGGCGCAGGCGCAGCGCCGACGTTCCAAGCGGCGGCAGGTGGCGGGAAGATTGACCAGGTGTCGTTTACTGCCGGAGCTACCGGCTCAACGACCAGCACGAGTTATGTGGACGTCTCTGGCGGTGAGGTGGCCATCACCACCGATAAAGGGGGGCTAATTGTGTGGTACTTCCTCTCCGCATACAACAACACGACCAGCGCCAACAACTACGTCGCTCTTCAGTTAGACAGCACGACCGAAGTCGCTGAGTCGAGGGTGACGCAGAACCTGAGTAATCAAGATTACGTGTATTCCGGTTTCTATACGTGGACCGGCGTTAGCGATGCGGCCCACGAACTCAACATCCGAATGAAGGTAGGCAGCGGCACGCTGACGCTACGCGGCGGGGCCATCTTGGTCCAGGAGTTTGATGACTAATGACTGTCACAACCGATAAGACCGTTCGAGGGGACCAGCTAGCCACGGAATTGTCAGATGCTGGGATTGATGTGGCCAATGGGGTCGGCACTGACGGGGAGAATACCGGCACCGTGTTCACGTACGACGCCAACGGCAAGCAGCAGGATTTGCCAGACGACGCGCAAGCTGTCGTAGATGCGCATGTCGCGGTCGAGCCGGTCGACCCACGCATCGCCGTGATCGAAAACATGGACAGCCTCAGTGACGGGGACAAGGCGGCGCTCATCGGGCTGATCGTCGGATGAACGGAGCCGAGCGCGAGGAGATCAAAGCCCTGACCCGGCAGCTAGGCGAATTCCAGATCAGCGTCACGGCGGTGATCGTGCCTCGTCCTGAGATTGACCGCCGGGAAACGAATCTCCGGGACCGTATTGGGGCCAGTGAGAACCGCGCCATGCGCCTGGCGATCAGCCTTGGCGCGTTGAATCTTGCGGGGTGGGCTAGCCTGATATGGATGATGGCCTAGTAGTGAGTCTGAAGTGCAAGGATTGTGACGCGACCATGACCACAGCAGCTATCGCCACTAGAACCGGATGGTGTCGGCACACCCACACAGATAGCCCAAACGTCGAATGGTCCTGCGTGTTATGCCAGCAGGCACAGACCAAGCGAGCGCTCACTCGTGACCCTGCTCGTAAGCGGTTTAACTTGCACATCGGAAAGCCGTGATGCAGTTAGTTCTGCCATGCCCAGCGGATTCGTTCTGGATATCTCAGAAATGGGGAGAGAACCCCGACATATACAGTCGCTGGGGCTACGGCGGCCACAACGGATGGGACTTCGCATACGGATCAGGCACGCCCGTGTTCACGGTGGCTGATGGCCGCGTCACCGTGGTCGGCTGGGATGAGCATGGCTATGGCTTGTGGGTGGAAGTCGCCCATGACTTTGGCCGCACGCGCTACGCCCACGGCGTCCCACAGACGGCGGCGGTACAGGTCGGCCAGGACGTATCCGCAGGACAGCACCTCATGGATGGCGGCACCAGTGGGTTCTCGACAGGCCCGCATCTACATTTCGAGATTCGAGTCAGTGACCAGCCGGAACGGTATGGCGTTGAGTATTACGCGACCCGCTGGGGCAGCTTTTGTATTGACCCCGGCCCATTTATGCCAGCGCCGCACGGTGCAGGCCGAGATATAGGAGATGACAACGTGGACGAACGAGTGAGCAAGCTGGAAGCCGAACTACGCAGTGAACGCGCCCGAGCCGAGTTGAACTACACCAAGATGATTGACGCTATGGGCGATCTTGGATTCACCGTCAGGTCCATGAACCGGGCCGGCGAAGGCATTCCCAGCGATGATCAGCCCAAGCTGGCTGAATTGAATGAGAAGTGGGCAGGAAAGATTTAGGGGTACGAATACCCCAATAGGGTATAAAATCGCCCCTATGGGGCGTAGGGACGCCACAGGAGGCTAAACAATGAATATTCCACCACGCCTGCAAAGTCGAAAGTTGTGGGTCGCCATTGTGGGCGTAGTCGTTCAGCTACTCGCGACGGTGATTGCTCCAGAGCAAGCCGACGAGATAGGCAGGAATCTCATGGTGATCGTGAGCGCCTACCTTGTAGGACAGGGCGTTGCGGATCACGGCAAGAAATAGTTCGCTAGTTCTCCTCACGGTATTGGCGGCGACGTATGCCACCAGCTACTACAGACGACGACCACGAAAACCACCCCGACCGCCCTATGAGGCGCTTATCTCCTAGCGAGGTTGAGTTTGTTGGGTCGGTGCGGCAATTCCGCATCTTGTTGCACTTGCAATGCCTGGTGTTGGAAGGCCGACTGGGTGGGCCATATGATGGTGAGGCGTACCAGCCTGACGAATGACGAGCGGGTGGGGCTGGCCGTCCTGCTCCTGCTCCTGCTGGTAATGCTGATGCTGTATGCCCCGGCAGGGGTTATTTCACGTTAGAATAGGGCCGTGGTTTGCATTGCCATGCGCATCACACTATCAACGGGCTGGCCCTCTGCTTCGGCAGGGGGTTCGGCTTTTCTGG